AGAGGTTGAACTTGTCTCCCCTGGCCTTGTCAGCGAATCCCCCGACCGCGACGAAGAAGGCAATGACCTCGGCACCGTCACCAAGAGCGTCAACTATTCGGTGCTCTACATGAAGGCAGTCAAGGCGTTGCAGGAGGCGATGGAACGCATCGAAGCCCTGGAGGCTGATGTAGCTGCCCTCAAGGGCGCGTAGTTATGAAAACCAACGATTTAGCAGCGGACCTGTTGCACGAGCTTTTTGAGTATCGGGATGGCGAGCTGTATTGGAAGCAGCCTGGCAAAAGCCGTCAGATGGGTAGACCTGCTGGATCAGTAATTGGCGATGGTTATGTTTGCATTAGGATTCAGTACAAACTTTATCGAGTTCATAGGCTTGTATGGGTAATGCACGGCAATCAACCAGCTCCTTATATTGACCACATTAATGGTGATAAACTTGATAACCATATTGAGAATTTGCGGGCAGCAACTCATTCACAAAATTGCATGAACCGTTGCCAGCGTTCTGATAATAAATCAGGTATTAAAGGCGTAAGACAGAAAAAAGACAAATGGCATGGTTCCGTAACGTTAAACGGCAAAGCCTATTCCGCTGGTTACTTTACTCAAAAGGAAGACGCCGCAATAGCCGTTGACAAGCTCCGCAAGGAATTGCACGGGGAGTTTGCACGGAGCTAACTAGATAAGTCAACGCCTCTAACGGGTTGACAAGCTTCTTGAGAAACAGTAACATGTTTCATTGAAGCCTTCACCTACGAATCCATGCCAACCACCCTCTCAGGACTTTGGAGCGCCTTCTTGGAAGAGCGCTCCATTTCCTTATGCCCAACTAGCCTTACTTCTGATTACACACAAGTGACCAAGTGGCTAGAGCGCTGTCCCATTCAAGATTTAGGCGAGGCGCGTAAGATTATGATCTGGGTGTTGGGCGAAAAACCAGTGCTGTCCTCTAGGCGTGTTGCCATGTACACCAAAACAATGTTTCGATGGGCGGCGCAAGAAGACGTTGGTTATCTGGAAAAGAATCTATTGGCTAGTTTTAAGATGCCCAAGGCGCCTCAGAAAGACCAAGATATTATTGTCATCCCACAGAATGAAGTTGGGCTGGTATTGGCTGCATTATCAGCAAAACGCACCCACAAAAACGTGAATTGGGGCTGGTACACGGAATTTATGCTTCAAACTGCCATGCGTACAGGAGAAGTAAGGGCGCTGCGTTGGAGTGACATTAAAGATAACAAAATATTGGTGCATCAAAACTGGACGCTGACGCACGGGCTAAAGGATAGCACAAAAACAAACAAAAAACGGTGGGTGCCATTAAACAATAAATGCCAGGAAATTCTTTCCCTGCTTTCTTCTGACCAAGAATACTTATTTCCATGGGATAGAATTGCTTTTCAAAGCTTTTTTCGGAAGAAATTGCAGCCACTGCATAAGGCTGGATTGATTTCACATCTTTATCGACCATACGATTGTAGGCATACTGCTATTAGTCGATGGATTGAAGCAGGAATTCCGGTGCCGCAGGTGGCAAGCTGGGCTGGCAATACTAGCGAGATTATCTTCAAACACTATTGCAATATAACCAAAGAGTACGAAATGCCCGAACTGTAAATGAATTTTTGATGGCGGAGCGGGCAACTGCCTCATCGAATGCTAAACTAACAATGCTTTCATCTCAATCATGACAACTGCTTTCACCTGGACCATTGGCAATCTTGAGCGCGAAACTGCCGATGGTTTCGTTTTCACCGCCCACTACACTATTTCCGCCAAAAACGCCGCCTATTCCGCTGGAGCCTATGGCAGCATTGGCTTTGAGCGTCCTGATGATCTTGTGCCCTATTCGGAAATCACTGAAGAAATGGTCATCCAATGGGTGAAGGATGCTCTCACTGAAGAGAAGGTGGAGCAAATTGAACAGGCTTTGCAGGGCCAGTTGGATGAACAGGCAGCCCCCACGAAAGCTGCTGGCGTTCCTTGGGCTGCTGCTGTAAGCTGATAGCGTTCTTCTTTTTCCCATGGCAGTAAAGAGCAAAGGCGGCAGTGGCGCCCTCAAGCGCGAGCATCAAGCAGGCCCTCCAAAACTCACCAAGCAAGGCGATGGAAAGCATTCCAAGCCAAGCCACGGTCGTAAACTTTCAAGAGGACAAGGGCGCGGTTGATTGACAAGTGCATCATGCAGGGCTAGCCTACGGGCTGGCCTTTTTCTTTGCCATGGCTTCCGTCAATTCCTTTTCCTTTTCCCATCGTTTTAGCTGCGAAGAGGAACTAAGGGACACTTGCTCGTACCAACAAATTGATCACACCTACAGCGGAGAAAGCCCTGAAGCACTTTGTCGTGCGTTCTACCAATTCATGATGGCTTGTGGCTTTGCTCCTCAGAATGTAAGCGAAGCGATGCTTTCCATTGGAACCGAGTATGATGAAGCATATTCACCCAAGAAATAAAAGGGCACAATGGGACAAATTGTTGCAAACGGAGAGCAGTTTGAAACCCATGTGATTGCCGATAAATATGGCAATCTTGTTGATAGTGGCTCCGACAGTGGTGCTGTAGATGCGTTTGGCAGACAACGTGTTAGCAATCCTTACACGTTGTTTGACAGCACAATGCGTTATGACAAGCGCCCTGATCAATGGTATGAAGTTACTGCTGGTGGTGCCACTACTAACTTCCTGACCAATGCGAGCACCTTAGAGCTGAAGACCACCACGGCTTCTGGCGATAGCGTGTTGCGTCGCACAAAACAGAATTTTCCATACCAGGCTGGTAAAAGCTTAATGATTTTGCAAAGTTTTGTTGGCGCTCCATTGTCCAGTGGTTTAATTCAAGAAGTTGGCTTCTTCAATGACCAGAACGGTGTAATGGTGAGGGCAAGTGGCACCACTGTTCAATTTGTCGTCAGAAGTTTCGCCACTGGCTCTGTAGTGGAAAACGTAGTAAATCAATCGGAATGGAACATTAATACTTTGCCATCGCTTGATTTTTCAAAAGCACAAATTTTTACCACTGACCTTGAATGGCTTGGCGTGGGACGAGTGAGGTGTGGTTTTGTCATTGATGGTGAAATTAAATATTGCCATGAATTCAAGCATGCGAACAATATTGATGGCGTCTACATGCAAACAGCTATTTTGCCATTGTCTTATCGCATGGCAAATACAACTGCTCAAGCTAGTGGCCGCACACTTCAGCAAATTTGCTGCAGCGTATTGAGCGAAGGAGGTTACGAGCCTGATGGTGCCACTTATTCGGTTAATCATTCCTTGGCTGCCATTCCTAACGCATCTGGAGAACGAGTGACGGCTGGCATTCGCATGGCAAGTGGTCGCACTGGTAATGTCATCCTTCCGACCAAAATTGACGTGGCATGTGCAACAAGTGACATCATTGTGTGGAGGCTACGTTTGAATCCAACAGTGTCTGGCGTCACCTGGATTGCAGCAAACAATGGGAGGGGCAATGTTGAAGTGACTACTAGCGCTACGACAGTCAGTGGGGGGACAATTGTCAACACTGGTATTGTGTCGCAAAGGCAGTCTTTAGGCCTTACTATTGACACTGCTATTAGGCTTGCACTTGGCGTGAATGCTTCTGGTCAGAGTGATGTCTTAATGCTTACTGTCGATAGTGATGCTGCGGCCAAGGCAATCGGTCAAATTGGCTGGGTGGAAATAGTTTAATTGTCGTCGATGGACCAAAGGGAGGCGATACGCATTTCCCCTCCCAATGCTTTTACTGCATCACTTGCATCCGATGCGGCTTCATGTTCAATCATCACTGAAGGAATAGGGGCATTTGGAATGCTTGTAACTATTGCATCTGGAAATAATTGTTGAACTTTTTGAACTAATTGAATGGTTTGATTTGCCTTGTCATCTTTTTCCCATTGCTGCACTAAAGTAGCGGCTTGACTATCTACACTTTTCATGGTCTGACTTACTTTCCATTGCTCCCAATCAGGCCTGCACCAAGCAAGCAAACGGATGATTAATGGATGGAAAGCAAGGGCTGGTTTGCGCTTGATGAGCCATTTTGCAAGCTCATAAAGCAAGGCATTGATCAATGCAGCGCTTGTCATTTACGGATCAGCATTCCCCAGCCAGAATTTGCACCTTCCACCTGCCAGCGAGGAAGCCAATATTGCTTGCTGTAGTGGATGTATTGACCACCCTGGGCGCTTTTGTAACCACCATTTACGATGTCAGCCATGCCATAGGGATCATTGTGGATGACGGATGTGGCGTCAGTGCCCACTACAACGCTCCAGTGGCCGCCTCCAGACGGTGTCCGGTAGGAACCATGGTGCAGCCATCCCGTGAGCACTGGACGGCCATTGCTGATCTCTCTTTCAAGATCAGCAATACCTAGATTTTGTTTGAATTCAGCGCGAAGGCCAAGGTAGTGAAGCGCTTGTAGTTGGGCGGAAGCATCAGTGCTATCACCAAAGCGAGAGCGAATGGAATTGTATTCATCATCACCACTAATCTTCCCATAGAATTTTGCCACCATAGCAGCACTGCTGCTGAAGCATTCTCTGAAGCCCGTACCACTTTTGTTATCTCGCTGCCATTCATAAGGTACATTGAGAACCAAGTTCTTAGGGGCCGCCTGCTTGCCCGCCTGACTCCACACCTTGAACCATTCCTGCTCTCTTGACATGAGGTCAGGATAGGCCGCCATGAGCTTCTCCTCAAGCATCTTTACTGCTGCATCTTGATGCGGCAGGCCATGCTTGTAGTATTTGAACAGATCAGACAGGCGGACTGGCTCGGCCATGATCATTTCCTGGTCTTGAAGATGGCCTTGGCGATGGCGAGAACCAGCTCAACAGTGCTATTGGGCTTAATGGGAAGAGCGGCAATGATGGTTTCAATGGCGCCGACGATGATGCCACCGATGAGCATGAGTTCAGCAGGAGTCATGACTGAAAAAAAACGTTTGCCCCTAGCTTAGCGCTTGATTTCCAAACTTCTCACCCGTCCTTCAAGCCCTTTCATGCTTTCCGTGAGATCACCAAGTTTTTCAGTGATGCTTTCAATCTGTGCTGATACTTTCACTTGCTGACTGCTCACGGCAACAAGCGTGGCGCCACTGGCGAGTAACATTCCGGCGGTCAAGGTGGCCGCAAAATTAGCAAAACCCTCTTGCCAGGCCTTCATGATCTCAAGCGATTCTTTTCTTTATTCTACAACGGCATGGGGATAGCTTTTGGTGGCTAAACTATGGGCAGACAGTTTGGTGCTGCCATGGGAATGATGAACGGGCCGAACGAGCTTCTTCATTCTCTGTCTGAATTACGTCCTGGCGAAGCTAAACGTCGTTTCCGCAAAAGCATCTTTGAGGACTTTGCCACTAGAGGCCCTTTCGGTCATTGTGCTTGCGCTTATTGCGGGCAATGGAGCGAAAAACTAACCATTGATCATATTGTGCCAAAGAGCAAGGGAGGGCCGCATTTTGCAAAATGGAATTCAATTCCTTCATGCTTAGTGTGTAATGCAAGCAAGGGAAGTTTGCCAGTGTTTGAATGGTGGAGGCCTAAGGAAATTTGGTCAAAAGAGAGGGAAGAAGTGTTGCTGGCGTGGGTGTATGCCAATAGTTTTGTGAGCGCACATACTGATTTGTGTAATTGGGAGGCGTGGTGTGAAGCAACGCAACGCACCTTGCCAATTCATGAAGATACTAAAAAAGGGGCTCGATTGCCCCTTTTGACTATGTATGCTGCTTAGTCATCGTATGAAGCATTGCGCCCAAGTGCCTTGTATAAAGCGATTGGAGGAGAGCAGTCGTGAAGAGCAATTGGCGGTCCTTGTCTTGTTTCTTGCTTGGCTCCAGCATCTTCAGGTTCGTGCAATTCTGACCATGTACGCATGAAAGCCGTGGCATAGCCAGCAATGTCTTCCCAATGTTGGAAATCATGCGGATTATGGCCAGAGAGAACCCTGGCAATCTTATGGGCAATCATATCGAGGGATTCCTTTGCTGCTGGATGCAGGGAATTTGTTTTCCAATTGATCCCTTCGCGCATGGAGTCTTTAATTTGCTGGGACGTGATGCCAACGGCATCAAGGCCTCCGTGTTGATGATCTCGATTTGGAACGGCAGGGTTTGTCATGATCAAAGGGAAAAGCGAGTGTCTTTTGATGCAGTGAAAACTTCAGGGGCAATGGGAAAGGCAAGATGATAAAGAGAATGTGCATAGGCACAAATCTCTCCTTGCGCTCCTTCTCCAATGCGAAGGTCAATGAAATGAAGAAGCGTCTGCAACGAGCATGTCCAAACGAAGCTAGTGTACAAGCATGGAGGCATCACGCCACGAGCTTGCTCCTTGCTCACTCCCATGGCCAGAAGCGCGTCATAGGCCTGCCTACCCTCCTCTATGCCCTTTGAATAGAGAGACAGGGCCAGCGACTGGTCTTTGGACA